CTGCACCAGTTGCGGTTGAGTATGCTTCTCCTGATTCAGCAGCTCAGTTATCTCATTGGGGTTCATCTGTTGTGATGGATGGTGGATTTACGCAAGACGTATCTGCTATTTACAACTATGGTATGACCTCAGCGGTATCTACATCTGGTTCGACTGCTGTACCTATCATGGCTATTCGTGTTGCTCCTTCTGTGGATAACGGAACTGTAGGTACATTGGGTGTTAAGGAAATTATCAACCGTTTGCAGTTGCAGATGCGTGAGATTGCTATGTTGACCACCACAAGTTACCTGGTTCAGTTCATTTTGAACGGTGTGATTGGTGGAACAAGTGGATTCAGTGCATTTGCATCACCAACACAAAACGGTACTAATACAACGTCTATTGTTCAAGTTGCAACCAACACCAATACTGCAACTACGATTAGTGGTGGTGAGTCAATCGCTGCGTTCTTTACAAACACTGCGGGGCAGACAACTTTGGACTTAACATCAGTTGCTCCATTTGGTAACGCAGCTTTAGGTGGTGGATTATCTAATACAGTGCCAACAAGTCAGACAGGTACATATCCTGATGGGCCTGATATTTTGTACGTAACAGTTAGTCAAGTTGGTTCCAATGGAACCGCATTTGCACGTTTATCTTGGCAAGAATCACAAGCTTAAAGGGGTTAACATGCCACTTATCAAGTCTAAATCTAAAGCTGCATTTGGTAAAAATGTGGCTGCTGAGATTCACGCAGGTAAGCCTCAAAAGCAAGCCGTTGCAATTGCGTACAGTGTAAAGCGCGCTGCAAAGAAAAAAGATGGTGGTGGGCTTTGGGATAATATACACGCCAAGCAAGAAAGAATTAAGCATGGCTCTGGTGAGCACATGCGTAAACCCGGAAGTAAAGGCGCGCCAACTGCTGCGGATTTTAGAAACTCACAATCTAAAAAGATGAAAAGTGGCGGTGACCCTAAGCTAACAGTGAGTAAAGGTGATAAGTTGCCTACAAGCCAAGGCGCAGGATTGACTCAAAAAGGTCGAGATAAGTTTAATCGCGCAACAGGTAGTCACCTTAAGGCTCCTCAAGCAAAAGGCGCCAGACATAATTCTTTTTGTGCTCGTATGAGCGGTATGCCAGGCCCAATGAAAGATGATAAAGGGCGCCCAACAAGAAAAGCAGCTTCATTACATAGATGGCATTGTAAGACAGGCGGCGCAGCTAAAAAGTATGATATAAAAGGGTGGTAATACATGAGCACTAGTGGAACAGTTGGAACAACAGTCATTACTGTTCAAAATCTAATTGATAGCGGTGCTCGTCGCTGTGGTAAGTTAGCCGAGGAGCTGACGGTTGAACAAGTGCAGGCTTCAAAGCAAGCGCTTTACTTTTTACTTTCCAACCTAGTTAATAGAGGCATACAGTACTGGTGCATTCAAAAAGTAGTGTATGGCTTAGTGCCTGATCAGTATATCAATTACTTGCCTGTAGGTATGAATGATGTATTGAACGCCAATTATCGAACGGTTACACAAAACACAACCGGCGGGTACAGCACTACAGGAAATAGTTCCTACGCCTTTGATGGGCAATACACCAATATTTGTCAATGTACAAATAATACCAGCTCAATTGGAATTAATAATGGTACAGGTTCCCCTATTTACATGGGAACTATTGGTATTTTGCCTGCCGTTACGGGCTCGGTCACCGTTTTGTTGCAATACTCACAAGATGGAAGTACTTGGACCACAATTTACGCGCCAGGAGCAACAAGTTGGGTATCAGGGACTTGGATTTATTATGATTTAGACCCATCTGCAACGGCACCATATTGGAGAATTTTGCAGACTGCGGGTGTAAACATGGGTGTTTACCAGGTAGTTTTTGGCTCAAACGCAACTGAGATTCCTCTGGCTCGTTTAAACCGTGATGATTACACTAACTTGCCTAATAAGAATTTTGCAAGCTATAGGCCTTTACAATACTGGTTTGATAGAACTATACCTCAGCCTTCTATGTATTTGTGGCCAGCACCTAATAATTACGCGCCTCAGATTGTGGCTTGGTGCGCCAGGTACGTACAGGATGTAGGTTCTTTATCAGGCTCGCTTGAAATTCCACAGCGATGGTATTTGGCCATTCAGAATATGTTGGCGCAGCAAATGGCTCTTGAATTGCCAAGCGTTGACCCAAATAGATACGCAATTGTGAAAGCGGAGGCTAATGAAACGTGGCTTCAAGCGGAGCAGGAAGAAAGAGATAAGTCACCGATTTATTTTGCGCCTAATATTGCACCTTACACAAGATGAGTAAGTGGCTAAATACTAGGGGCAACGCGGTATTGTCGATCGCGATTTGTGATCGTTGTAAGATGAAACGTGCTTATAGTGATATAAGTGAAGATAGAAACATACCTGGGTTAAGAGTTTGCAATGAAGGTTGCAATGATGAAAGAGACCCGTATAGATTGCCTGCAAGGCAGCCTGAAAAAATTTCAATTAGGTTTCCTAGACCTGATGCAGATGTGGCGGAGCAGGATAGCGCGTTAACCACCGACCCGAATCAGGTTAACACAAATAATCCTGGAGCTGGTGAGTGGGGCATAGCACCTGAGACTTCTCAGGATAAAATTGATGGTAACTTGGATAACTTGAGTCCTTAATATGGCGCAGTATCAAACAGCAACGCAGATGAACTTGGGGCAAGCAGCCCTAACTACGTCTATTGCTACTTTATACACCGCGCCTAATTTGACATTAACAAGTGTTCAAGACATTACTGTTTGCAACACCAACTCTACGGCGGCTACTTTTACAATCTATCTTGTGCAGGTTACTAAATCTCCAGGCACAGGAAACGCTTTGTTTTACCAAGCAGCTATTTCTGGAAATCAAACCGTGCAATGGACAGGCAATCAAACTTTATCGGCGGGTTGGACTATTCAAGCTCAAGCATCGACTACAGGTGTAACCATTAACATTGGCGGAGTGCAATACGTATGATTACCTCCTATCCTAATAGTGCAATTACTAACACTGAGTCATCTCTTGCTTTGCCGTCTTATTTGCAAGTTGCTAGGGGGCTTGTTACTGGCGCATCTGTAGTTAATATTTATGGCTATCAAGCGTCAGTTGGTACAACTTTTATTCCTATTTGGGAAAATACTACTACTTATACATACCCAGGCTCAGCGTCAACAATGTTACTTTGGAGCTCATCTGGATCGGACACAAATGTATCAGTATTAATTAGCGGGCTTGATTCAAGCTACAACTTATTGTCAGAAACTTTGACTTTAACCAATGGCACAACAGGCGTAACTACGGCAAATTCATACTTAAGAATCAATGGGATACAAGTTGCAGGAACGGTTAACGCTGTAGGTATTATTAATCTAGGAAATGCGGGGAAGACCGTTCAATACGCCGAAATTGCGGCTGGAAATGGTAAAAGCCAAGCCATGATATATACCGTTCCCAATGGATATACTTTTTATCTAACTAGGGTAAATGCTTATACAAATCAGGTTGGTAACTTATCTAGCTCATACTGTACATACCGTGTATTTACACAAAACAGTTCTGGATTAATAACTATTTTGCTACAAGCTCCATTTGGAAATAGCTATACTTCTTATAGGGTAGCACCTCGTGCTTATGCGGCAAAGACAGATATTCAATGGCAAGCTAACACTCCAAGTAGTACGGCTGCGGTTGGTATAGCCGTGGAAGGAATACTCATTGCGACAGGAACACCATAAACATGGCAAACATAAGAATATCACAGCTACCCACACCACCTACAGCCCTAACTGGTTTAGAGCTTGTACCTGTAGTTCAGAACGGGCAAACGGTGCAGACTACCACGTCTGCCATTGCGGGTGTAATTGCCTCGACTTCGGGGTATACAAACTTAACCACAGTTAATTTAGCAGTTTCAAGCTTAAATGGGTACTTATACGCCAATGGCGCAAGCAATGTTACTTCATCTACAACTATTCCGGTAACAGCCCTTAGTGGTACGGTTCCTGTATCTAGTGGGGGCACTGGAGCCACTACTTTTACAGCCGGTTTGTTATACGGCAGTGGAACTACGGCTTTAACCACGGCGTCGCCCGCGCAAATTGTGACAGCTATTGGCACAACTGCTGTGACCAACGCCACCAACGCCGTGACTGCAACCAACGCCGGCAATGTGACCGCAACCTCTAATTCTACGTTAGTGACATTAAGCGCGCTTAGTTTGCCTGGCAGTCAAGTAAGTGGGGCTGTTAGCACGGCGACTACGGCGACCAATGTAGCCGGTGGAGCTGCGGGCTCTATTGTGTATCAAACAGCCGCTGCCACTACTACAATGCTTTCTTTAGGCACTTCTGGCTATGTGCTAACGGCTGGAGCCTCTGCCCCGGCTTATGTATCCCAATCTTCTTTGTCCGTCGGATCGGCCACCACCGCAACTACGGCGACCAACGTAACTGGAGGCGCTGCTGGATCTATAGTTTATCAGTCTGGAGCTGGAACAACTACCACTCTGGCTTTGGGAACCACTAATTATGTGCTAACTGCTGGAGCGTCTGCTCCAACTTACGTAGCGCAGTCCGCTTTGTCAGTCGGAGCTGCAACCAACGCCACCAACGCCACCAACTTGGCCTTAACAGCTGGCTCCGGAGCTACAAACTACATTATTTATGCTGCTGCTACAACTGGCAACCAGCCTCAGTACACAAGTACAGGTTTGACCTTCAACGCCACCAATAGCGCAATAACAAGTGGTATTTCTGGTGGAGGATTTTAATGTTTAGATATATAATGTGGCAAAGGATTTAACATGGCACAGACAGGTTATACACCGATATTAATATACGCCAGTGGTTCTACTGGCAACACACCATCTGCATCCAATTTAACAAGCGGATCTACTGGCGCAGAACTTGCTATTAATTATTATGATGGTAAGTTGTTTTACAAGGATAATAGCGGTACTGTTCAAACAATGGCAACAAGTGGAATAGGTAATAACTTAACTTATTCATCCACAAATACGACTTTCTTATTTAACAGTACTGGATCTGCACAGTTACCGACTGGTACGACGGCACAACGCCCAGGCACCCCAGCAACCGCAATGCTGAGGTACAACACAACACTGGCTCAGTTTGAGGGCTATAACGGCACAGCGTGGGGCGGTATTGGAGGTGGTTTAGGTGGTGGATCTATATTGACCAACACGACCACGGTTACCACAAACGCAACTATTTCAAGTGGAACAAACGGATTGTCCGTTGGACCCGTTACTATAAACAACGGTATCACGGTGACTGTAGCTAATGGTCAGCGTTGGTTGATTCTCTAAGGAATAAAAATGGCATCAATTATTAATGCAGGAACCACAACCCTAACACCAATACAGATTACTGGTGACACATCGGGCATATTGCAGTTGCAAACCAATGGTGGTACTACTGCGGTAACAATAGATACATCTCAAAGGGTTGGTATTGGTACAAGTAGTCCTAGCAGAACTCTTCAGGTTATTGGTACAGTAGCTCCAACTTATTCTGTAGCAAACGATATTCAACTTCTTTTGTCTACATCAACGACAGCTACAAATATTTCATCAACTTATGGAAGTACTGGTTCTTTTGTCCCATTAACTTTTTCTACAAATTCTGCTGTGCAGATGACCCTTGACACCTCTGGTAACTTAGGATTAGGAGTTACTCCTAGTGCTTGGAATACATCTTATAAAGCACTTGAGTTTCCTAACGGAACTGGAGTAATGGCATATTCAGGCGGTAGCAATATTCCAGATTTTCACATTTTTGAAAATGCTTATTTAAATAATTCTTCAAATTGGGTTTATAAAAATAGCGGATACAAAGCATCAAGAATAGATTTTAATAATGGTAGTGTTAGTTTTGCTCAAAGCACCGATGCAACTCAAACTGCTGGTAGCACTATTACTTTTGCCACTAACATGACACTAGATAATAGTGGTCATTTATTCATTGGAACAACATCAGCTTTAATAAACGAATCTACATTATCAGCAGTAAGTTCTGGAAATACAGTAACTTTTAAAGCAACAGGAAGTGCTGCTAATAATCCATTATTATTATGGAACAATGCAGCAAGTGGAACAATATATTTAGCTTCATTTTTTTATGGTTCTTCAGTTACTTCCGCAGGAAGTATAACAACGAACGGAACTACTACTACATTAAATCAACCATCCGATTACAGGTTAAAAAATATAATTGGAGAACTTACTACATCAGGTTCTTTTATAGATGCTTTGCAACCTAAAGTTGGAACTTTTAAATCTGACGGAAGTCCTTTTGTTGGGTTTATAGCTGACGAAGTGCAATTGGTTTCTCCGTCATCAGTTCAAGGCACAAAAGATGCAACAAGAGAAGAGCAATATGAAGTAACTCCTGCGGTAAGAGATGAACAAGGAAATATTACAATTCCTGCTGTAATGGGTACAAGAACTGTTCCTGTATACCAATCAATGGCTTATGATTCTCCAGAAATAATGGCTAACATTATTGCAGAGTTGAAATCCCTAAGAGCAAGACTAAAAGCTCTAGAAGCAAAGGTAGGAGCATAACATGGCAACATACGGAACAGTCAACGCTGAGAACATAACCAGTTCAACGGGTGGGGTAATAAGCCCAAACATTACATCATTGCGTAATAGGATTATTAATGGTGCGATGAATGTAAACCAATATGGTTTTGCAAGTGCGACAGCTAATATAAATGGGGTACTATACTTTATAGATAGATTTATCGGATTTGGCAATCAAGCAGGTAAATTTACAATGTTGCCAAATTTAAATGGCGTTTCTCCTCCTACTGGATTTACTAATTATGCAGGTGCTCAATCTTCATCTGCATATACTTTAGCCGCAACAGATATTTTTACTTTAGGTCAAAATATTGAAGGGTTGAATATTACAGATTTAGGATGGGGAACATCATCTGCTAAAACAGTGACGTTGTCTTTTTGGGCATACAGTTCATTAACAGGAACTTTTGGAGGGTCTTTAAGAAATAACGGAGGTGGTAGATCATACCCGTTCAATTATTCTATCCCTTCCGCTAATACATGGACGTATGTGTCAATAACAATACCTGGAGATACTTCTGGAACATGGCTTACAACTAATGGTATTGGAATTATTTTTGCATTAGGATTAGGTGTTGGCACAACTTATAGTGGCACAGCGGGTGCATGGGCATCAGCAAACTATGCGTCTTCAACAGGGGCAGTGAGTGTTGTTAGCACAAACAATGCAACCTTCTATATTACAGGCGTTCAACTAGAAGTAGGAACCCAAGCAACATCTTTTGATTATCGTCCTTATGGTACTGAGTTGGCTTTGTGTCAGAGGTATTGTTTAAATGTAAATTCAGCTAACTGTAATGGTTCTTACAATAGATACGCTTATGGTGAATGTAATTCAACTACGCAAATAACTGCGGATGTTTTCTTTCCAGTTCAAATGAGAACTTACCCTGCGTTAACAACCCCTGCGGCGTCTCAATTTTGTATATACACAAAAGCAACAATTAATGCGGGTTCTGCAATTGCAATTGGAGCGGATGGAACTAATATAAATGCGGCTTGTGTAAACGTAACAACTGGTAACACAGTTGTTCTAGGAAATGCGGGAGCAATAATGTCAAACGGCAATAATACAAGCTATCTTTTATTTACTGCGGAGCTATAAATGTACACATTACTTTTAAGCCAAATATCAAACACGCCTAATGGTGTTATTCGTGATAATGGAAATACTACAAGTACTAGTTTTGGTTTTCACCCAGACAACACAGACTACCAACGCTTCAAAAAAGACTTGGCAAATGGTGTGGAATTAAAAGATGCAGAGGGCAATCAAATGACACCTGAGCAAATCACAACATTCTTGGAGACATTACCATGACAACAGTCATTGGGGGATCAGCCCCATCAATTACGTTTAGTGACTCAACAACACAGTCTACTGCGGCTTTGCCTTTGACGGGCGGATCAGTATCTGCCGATATAACTGTACACGGACTAACAGTAGGTCAAGGTGCAGGGTCTGTATCTACAAATACTGCGGTGGGTGCTAGTGCTTTGGCGTTAAATAGTACAGGCTCTGTTAATACTGCTGTTGGCGCAAATAGTATGGCTACTGGAGTTGTTACGGGAACATACAATTCTGGATTTGGTTTTGGGTCTTTGTATAGCGTTACATCTGGAGGAGCAAATTCAGCAATAGGCGCAAGCGCATTGCAATATACAACTACTGGATCAAATAATACTGGTGTTGGAACTCAATCTCTTTACAACAACACCACAGCATCTTACAACACAGCAGTAGGTTATCAATCTCTTTATAACTCAAATCATACAGCAGATGTAAATGCATTAAATACAGCTATTGGTTATCAATCAGGTTTAAATTTATCAACTGGCAATGTTAATGTATTTGTGGGTTCAAGAAGTGGATCACAAGGGGCAACCGCCATAACTGGAACAAGTAATACTTGTGTAGGAGATGCATCAGGTTATGCTTTGGCAGGTACGGCAAGTAGCAATACGCTTATTGGACAAGGTGCTGGTTCATCTTTAACTACTGGATCAAACAATGTACTTCTTGGTGTAAATTCTGGTGCTGATGCTTTCTTATCATTGACTACTAATAGCAATTTAGTGGTTCTTGGAAACAATTCCACAACAACTTTATATTGCAAAACAGGAACAATTAACACTTCAGATATTAGAGAAAAAACAAATATACGTCCAATTACACTTGGGTTAGATTTTGTAAATAAAGTAAACACTATTGCATACCAATTTAAAGTTTCAAGAGATAGTGAAGAAGCAACTGGTCCAGTTTATTTTGGTTGGTCTGCACAAGATGTTCAGTCTAATGAGGGAACAGAACCTTTAGTTGATGCGTCTGACCCTAATTATTTAAAACTTGCTCCAACAAACATGGTTGCAATTTTATGGAATGCGGTTCAACAATTAAATGCACTTGTTACAGAACAAGCTACAGAAATCCAAGCACTCAAAGCCAAGGTAGGAATATGAACCAACTTACCACGCTATTAAAAGACAAGCACGTTCTTTGGGCGTTGTTTATTGCGGTGCTGTCCGTATTGCAGGGTTTTCTGTTTGTTTTCCCGCTGACTCCTGTTCATCAGATGTTAGTGGGCATTATAATTTCCGTGGTCGTGGTTTTGCTCAGGATAATTGAAACACCAGGCAACCCGTCAGCCTGATTTAATGACGGCAATTTTTTAGGATGTTAAAAAATGAATGAACTCACACTAACTCTTTTTGAAGGTGAAATCAAGGATATAGTGAATGTGCTTGGGCAAATGCCTACGCAATCGAACGCTTGGCCACTCATGCAAAAAGTCATTGGCCAACTTCAAGCGCAAGTTCCACAACAACCTGCTGCCGATGCATCTGCCCCTGTTGCAGAGGCCCCAGCTCAAGCGCAATAAAGGATTTAACATGCAATTTTTAAAAGAGATTAGAGGCCATCTTAAAGATTTTGAGACCGAGGCTTCTAGTGAGATTCATAAGTTTATTGACTTCTTGCACACCAGGTACTCTGAGCCCGGTCCCGCCATTGTCAACCCGCCTGCCCCTCTTGGTCAGCCAGACGCTTCAACCTTCACCGCTCCTGTAGTTGATCCTACACCTGTAGTTGTGGCTGCACCAGCGCCTGTGGTTGAAGAAGAGCCTGCGCCGGTTGTTGAAGAAACACCAGTTGAAGAAGTAGTAACCAAGAAAGCTAAAAAGGCCGAGTAATGGAAGATGTTGACAAACGCCTTGCTGTCCATGAAGCCGTCTGCGCCGAGAGATACTCCAATATAACTGCTCGTATGACCAAGATTGAGTATTTGTTATATGGTGTTATATTCGCGGTGTTGTTAGGGCCTGGGGCAGCTGGGGAGTTTGTCAAAAAGTTGGTGGGGTTATAGATTGATCCTTTTACTCTTATAGCCGCAGCCAGCACAGCCCTTAAGCTAGTCAAACAGGGCTGTGAAATGTTCCGAGAGGGGCAGGCTGTAGTTAAAGACGTTGTTAAGACCGCCAATGAGGTCAAAGCAATCGGGAATGAGGTAAAGGGGATTTTTGGGTGGATTGCTGGTTTATTCTCACCTTCACCGGTAGAGGTTAAGCAAGAAGTCCAGCCAAAAAAGAAGAAAAAGCAGGCCGAGGAGTTTAACGCGCCAGCTTTGTACGCTGAGATTGGGAAACAAATCACAGCATTCTTTAAAGCCTACAACGCTTTGAAAGAACATATTGCAGAAGAAGAAGAAAAGTCTAAAACCGTGTATGATCCGACGGGGGATCAGACGGAGAGAGCGGTACAACGAGTTCTGGCACTATCTCAAATGGAGGAAATGCAAATAGAACTTAGAGAGTACATGGTGTATCATGTACCTCCGGAGCTTAAAGACTTATACACTCGTGTCAACAAAATGATTGGCACCATAGCAAATGAGCAAGCACTTGCGAAGCAGGCGCAATTTAGAAGAAGACGGCAAATTGAGGCAGAAAAAAGGGAAGCGGCAGATCGACTTTGGTTTAGAACTGCATCAACAGTGGTGGTAATAATCGTGGCTATATACTTTGCGGGTCTGATGTGGGCAATAAATCAAATGACTGGGCCTATGTAGTTTTTATTATTGTATTGGCGTTGTTGTTTGTTTTGATTTTGCCAGTACTTGGGTTTTTGTATATGGATATTAGGCAGGAGAGGATCTTACTGCAAGCGGATGTGAAACGGATTGAGAAGCTTAAAAAAGAAATTGAAGCACAAAGAGAGAAATAATGTTTAGTTTAACCAACCCGTGGATCTTATTAGGCATTCTGTCCATAGTCATAAGCAGTTTTTTCTATGGGCACCATCAAGCTTATGTTGAGCAAGAGGCTGAAGTGGCTAGACTTAATCTACTTGAGCGGCAAAAAGAAGCAGAAATGGTTAAAATAGCTGATAATCACGCTACGGAATTAAGAAAGGCAAATGAAAATGCTAAAGTACAAATTGCGAAACTACAGTCTGATGTTGCTAGTGGCGCTATTCGGTTGTCAATCGCCACCCGCGCCGTTCAAACCAGCTCAGATTCCACCCCTACCTCTGGAAATACAGAAGCAAGATCCGAACTTGACCCAGAGGCTGCTAACACTCTTATCTCCATTGCCGCCGACGGAGATAAAGCCATCAGGCAACTCAACGCCTGCGTTGACATCTACAATGAAGTAAGGAGTAAACAATGAAAGACTGGACTTTAAAAGGATGTGTAACTATGATTGCAACTCTCTCCTTAATGGGGGTTATTGCATCAATGATTTGGATGTTTGTTCAAGCGGTGCTTGATCCAACCGTGGATGATAAGATTGTGTTTGACATTGTTGGGCCCGCGTTTCAATCCATCTGTGGTGGTTTCTTAGGCTTAATTACAGGTATCCATATTGGAAAGGCGCAAAATGAATCTCAGTCCTAATTTCACATTTGAAGAACTAACTCACACCGATCACCGTGAGCTGGATAACACACCTACAGATCATGAGAAGTGCATCATAGATGGTAAAGAAGAAACCATTGACGCCATAGCTAACCTGCCTCGCCTAGCTGCTTTTCTTGAGCAAGTTAAAGTTGTACTGGGCGGCAAGCCAATTATGGTGAATAGCGCTTTTAGGTCTGAGGCCGTAAACACAGCGGTAGGGTCTAAGAACACTAGCGATCATCGTCATGGGTGCGCGGCTGATTTGCGAGTCCCAGGCATGACACCGGATGAAGTGACTAAAGCAATTATTGCTAGTGATTTACCTTACCAGCAAGTGATTCGTGAGTTTGATCGTTGGACTCATGTGGCCATTACCACACATGAGGGTGACACGCCCAAAAAATCCAAGCTTATCATTGATAAAGCAGGCACAAGGGCTTACGCTTAAGGATATTAGATGACCGACTCATTTGCTCTCACCTACTCCAATCTAATTACTACTATTGAGCAGTATTTGGAGCGGTCCGACTCCGCGGTGGTCAATCAAATTCCCGTTGCTATCACGCTATGCGAGTTTGAAATTGCTCAGCAAATGAAGTCTTTGGGCCAGCAAAGAGTAGTTGAGAGCACAATGACTACGGGCAGTGCAGGGGCTATTATTCAAAAGCCTGCTAGATGGCGCAAAACCGTATCGTTTAACGTAACAGGTCCCAATGGGCCTCAGCCGGTATTTCTAAGAAAGTATGAGTATCTCCTTAACTATAATACCGGGGCCTCTACGGGCATTCCTTTGTATTACGCTGATTATGATTACGGGCATTGGATTGTGTCTCCTCCACCAGATCAGGCGTACCCTTTTGAAGTGCTTTATTACGAGCGGATTCAGCCTTTGGACTCTAATAATCAAACTAATTGGATTACTCAAAACGCCCCTAACGCTTACATTTATGGCACATTGTTGCAGTTTATGCCATTTTTAAAGAATGATCAACGCACTGTTTTCCAAGAAAAATATAAAGAAGCAATGGATGTATTGATTAATGAAGATAAACTTCGTATTGCAGATCGTCAAGCTATTGCACAGGATTCATAATGACTACCTACACCGATCCCTTTACCGCGCAAACTATATCACCTTCACAGGTTGCGTATGAATCGCTGACCATCTCCACAAGCACCTTTTTGACCTGGCCTGTTAATGGCAATACAGGTTTAATTGCTGCCAATATTATTGAGGTAACAGCTACCACAACGGGTTTGTTGCTTTATTTGCCCACGGCGCTTCAAGTCTCTGTTGGGCAAGCCCTTATTATTCGAAATGTTGGTACAAACACTTTCACCGTCACCGACAATCTAGCCAACACCATTATTGCTATACCCCCGGGCTCAGGCTCCAGCAGTATTAATACTTATTATATTTACCTGACCAATAACACCACAACCAATGGTACATGGTCAAACATTGCAATGGGAGCGGGTACATCTACGGCTAGCGCCTCCGCGTTGGCAGGGTATGGCTTAGTTGCCCTATCCAGCACGTTAAATCAAGCTTATCCAATTACTGCTGTTTACTCTAGTATTACATTGGCAGCGCAAAATAGAGCTAGCTTTTTTGTATGGTCCGGCGGTGTAGGGGCTATTACACTGCCCTCGTCCACAACTGTTGGTAATAACTGGTTCGCGATTATTAAGAATAATGGTACAGGCATTTTAACACTTACGCCATCTGGAACCGATACCATTGATGGCAACTCTACGCAGCAGTTGCAGCTGACTGAGTCCCTTGTTATTGTGTCCAATGGCTCAACCGGGTATAACACTTACGCCTATGGCAGGTCTAATTCTTTTGCTTATACACAGCTTTCCTTGTCCGTTACTGGCGGCACGTTAACACTGACGTCAGCCCAAGGCGCAAGCACCATTCAAGCTTACTCAGGCACATTAACTAGCAATCAAATTGTCATAGTTCCCTCTACTGTGCAGGTATATATAGTTACCAATAACACAACGGGGGCGTATACACTTACTTTCAAAACCTCGGCAGTAGGCGGGTCAACCATCGTTGTTCCACAAAGCAATACGATTACCATTACTTGTGATGGTACCAATGTATTCTCATCCAATACGTATATACCAAGCGGTCAAGCCAGTGTAACGGTTAACGCAGGCTCCGCGGCCTCGCCTTCCATTAACTTTACCGGCAATTTGACTACAGGTATTTATCAGCCCGCCAGCAATCAAATTGGCTTCACCGCCAATGGTGCTAGTATAGGTATTGCAACCGCTTCGGGCTGGCAGTTAACAGCCGGTGTAGTAGGAGGCGGGTTTTGACAGCACAAGTTGTTTCACTTGCCATTCAACCCGGTATCCAAAGAGATGGTACTGTCTTTGCTGCGCCTTTATATGTAGATGGGCAATGGGTAAGATTTCAGCGTGGCTATCCAAGAAAAATTGGCGGCTATAAAGGTATCTTTTTAAACGCTACAGGCATATCACGTGGCATGACCATGCAGTCACAGCAAGGTATTAACTATGTCTACTCAGGCTATAGCAACTCTATGCAATATTGGCAAACAGCCAACACGGATGGCGTAGGTTTTGGCCCACAATCTGTAACGCTAGACACCAACTACTTTATCTCAAACAATAATAATCTTTGGCAATTTGACATTGGGTATAACTCAAGCGGCACTGGGGCTTTACAAGTTGTTGCTCACCCAGGTCAAAATCTTACCAATATAGATAGCACAGTTAATACATATGTATTATCTGGTACTTTTCCAGGAGGCACATTAACAGCGGTGGGGGTATTTACAGCCACAGGTGTTATTTCAGGCACCCTATTTACCATAGCATCAGCTAATTATAAAATTGCGACCAATCAAGTAGTAAGTGGTGGTGGCTTGGCTGCAGGTACACTTGTGGTATCCGCCATTGTCACCGGGTCAGTTACGACAGTAGTATTATCAAATTCAGGCAGTTCAGGCTCACAAACGCTTACATTTGATAATGTTATTTCAGTAAGTGGTGGGGCTTGTATGCTCTACCCCTATTTGTTTGTGTACGGCAATAATGGATTAATACAAAATTGCTCGGCGGGGGACTTTACCAACTGGGTAGGCGCTGATGCCAACGCCAATAACGTATCTTCTACCAAAGTGGTAAGAGGTTTGCCTTTACGAGGGGGTACCACTACTCCAGCCGGCTTATTCTTTTCCTTAGATCAGGTAACTCGAGTATCTTACGCCCCGACTAGCATAGGCACTTCTACCATCTATTGGAAGTATGATATTATCTCAACAAGTACATCTATTGTTTCATCTAACTCACCAATTGAATACGATGGTATTATTTATTGGGTGGCCGTTGACAGGTTTATGATGTATAACGGTGTAGTGCAAGAAATTCCTAATAATACTAATATTAACTATTTCTTTGATAATTTGAATTTTACGCAGCGTCAAAAAGTTTGGGCTGCCAAGATTCCACGGTTTGGCGAGATATGGTGGTTTTATCCAAAAGGGTCTGCCACCGAGTGCAATGACGCCATTATTTATAACGTGCGTGAAAATACTTGGTATGATGCAGGTCAAGCTATTGGGGCTAATAGATCAGCCGGCGTATTCTCCGAGGTCTTCCGGTATCCTATATGGGCCGATAACACCACCAATTCACAAGGCACTTATACTATTTGGCAGCATGAGATTGGCACCGACCAAGTGTATTTAACGCAAGTTGACGCTATTAACTCATATTTTGAGACCAATTCTATTGGCTGGGTTGGCGGCGGGCCAGGTCAAAAATCTATTACTGGAGCCAATAACTGGATTAGGCTTGAAAGAGTGGAGCCTGATTTTGTGCAGTCTGGACAAATGTCATTGATTGTAACGGGTAAGGGATACGCGGATGATGTGGACGTTGCGTCCAGCCCGTATTACTTTACCTCAAGCACGCTTAAAATTGACATGAAAGAACAACGCCGTGAGATGCGGTTAAGATTCACCAGCAATGACTATAATGGCAATTATCAATGCGGTAATATCCTTTTACATGCAGATCTTGGCGATGTAAGATCTACAGGCAACCCATAATGGTTACATATGACCCAAGGGGTATGACATGGGACCAATGGTGTAAAAGAATGTGTGACTTGTTTGCTGCCAATCAGCTAGGGTATGTCAATGAGGTTAAATGGCGACAATGGGCCGATGGTATGCAAGGCATTGGGTATTTTGTAAATTCAGCAGTGCCTGATCAACGCGCATATAAAGATTGGCAAACGTGGGCAAAAGCATTAGTAGGAATAATGAGCATATGAAACCAGAAGAACTTGTACAAATTGCTAAAAATCATGTTGCAAAGAATAAAGTCAATGCTCATCATTCAAGCTTAATTGCTATGATGCATAACGCTATGCAAAAAGGTTTTAAACTTTATCGTACCCATGACACTATATTTACATATTTACCGCAAGGGTCTAATGTTTATTTCGGCATTGTAGATGGGGGTAGCGCCAAGGATTTTCTTTCTGCTTCTGAAAAGTTTATCAATCAACTAAGAATACATGGCTTTAAAACCGTTAGCCTTTATACGGATAAGCCTGACTACGCAAAACGTGTGATGACCCGTTGTGGAATAACACGTATTCATCATGAAACACATATTAAAGAAGTAGACCCGTATTTAATGAGAGGTACTTTATGAGTGGCGGATTTATAGGCAGCTTTATTAGTGACCCTATTGGCACACTATCTAACGTTATTAGTGACCCAGGTCAAGCTATTAGTAATTTTGGCGGTGAAGCAAACCGTGTTATTGAAGACACCGGCACATCAGTAGATCAAGCAGTAAGGCATGATGTACCTGGTGGATGGGGCACCGTTGCTGCTGTTGCTGGCGCTGTTGCGTCCGGTGGATTGCTTGATACGCCTCCAACCGATATACCATCACCTGATTTATCTGCAAATCCAGATCTTCAAGCCCCTGTTGGAGATCCATATATACCTCCTGAAGCACCTCCGACCCCTGATGTACCACCACCTGATGTACCACCACCTGATGTTACACCTACACCTCCAGAACCCACTCCGCCATTAAGTCCACCTACGCCTGATGTACCACCAACTCCCGATGTTACACCTACGCCTCCATTAAGTCCTCCTACGCCTATTGACGCTACAGCACAAGCTGCAGCAGATGAGGCAGCGCAAACAGCTGAGTATAATACCTCTCCTGACATGCCTTCACCTGATTTGTCTAATACAGATCTTCAGGAGCCTGCACCCCCTACTCCTCCTGTTGATCCAGACATTCAAGCTACTGCACAAGCTGCTGCGGATGAAGCAGCTCAAACATCTGAATACAACACAGCGCCCCCTTTAAGTTCCGCTGCAGCAACTGGGGTTGCAAGCTCTTTAGCAAGCAAGCTTCTTCAAACAGGTCTTTCAAATTTATTAGGGGGCTCAAGCTCAGGTGCAGGCTCAGGTATACTAGGCTCTAGTGGTACAATGGGGTCAGGCACTTCTTCAGGCGGCGCTTTGCCCGGCACTCTTTCAGGTACTAGTTTAGCAGGCGCGTCAGTATCAGGTGGCAACTCACAAATTTTACAGCAATTAAAACAAATGTATCCACAGCTTAATAACGTGGACCCAAGAATATTAAACGCTATTACAGGTAGTCAGCCTAAGCAGACTAGTCAAATGATGCAAAGTGGGCTAGGCGCGTTAGGCGGCTCAACACAAAACCCTTACTCAAATATGGTGCAAACCATACTAGGTGAAAGTGGAGGTAAAAACCCCACACCAGAGTTGCCAATAGCGGCCGAGGGGGGTGGTACACAAGACATTTTGCATAAGTGGGCACAAAAGCAAAACCAGCAAGAAGGCTCACAAATGATTAACTCAGGCCTTAAAATGCTAGGGGCCCCAAGTTATGGCTATAAAGATGGAGGCGCACCCCATGTCCCAGAGTTCATTACAGGCGCAACAGGCCACTACGTCAAAGGAAAAGGCGACGGACAGTCGGACGACATCCCCGCTATGCTGGCTGATGGTGAGTATGTTTTTGACGCTGATACTGTGGCTAGCCTCGGGAATGGTAGTTCAGATGCTGGTGCAAAGTTACTAGATCACTTTAGAGAAGCATTAAGAGAGCATAAAAGATCAGCGCCAGTTGATAAAATACCACCACCTGCGTCACCTCTTTTGTATATGAAAGAAGCGCTTAGAAAACACAAGGAACATAAATGACCACTTCATCCTTCACGCAAGGCGCTCCTTTACCTAATATAACAACCACACAAAACCAGCAAACAACTGCTCCCGGTTTTTATACTGACTATTTAAACAATCTTGCAACGCAGGGGCAAAACGCTGCTACCAACTCGCAGTATGTTGGCGCACAACCCCTACAGCAACAAGCTTTTAACCAAGTTGGACAAAATGTTGGAAATTACCAACCCGCGCTCAATCAAGCTCAAAACTTGGTCAATCAAGCAGGTAACACAAATATATACGGGGCGGGTAGTGGGTTGATTAATGCTGGTGCTAGTGCATCGCCTTTAGCTGCAGCAAACCCTTATTTGAATGCCGCAGCAAACCCAACATACAACACTGTTGGCAACTTTATGTCTCCTTATACGCAAAGCGTGGTGAACTCCATTGGCGCGTTAGGGCAAAACAACATTGCTAATGTCTTGGCCCCACAGGCAACGGCGGGCATTGTAGGCAGTGGCCAATTTGGATCACAAAGAGGTGTTGGGGCTTTAGGTGATGTACTTTCCAATGCCGCTTTAGGTATTACAGGCCAACAATCACAAGCTTTGGAATCAGGGTATAACACTGCATTACAAGCCGCGCAAAATCAAGCAAATCTGTATGGGCAATTAGGGCAAACAGCGGGGCAATTTACAAACGCACAAGCTCAAAATCAATTGACAGCAGGTCAAAACCTAGGGGCTCTTGCCTCACAGCAAGCTGCTAATCAATTAAACGCAGGCAACGCATCAGCCTCACTTGCAGGTCAAACGCAAAATCTTGGTTTAAATGATGTGAATGCTTTGGCAACCTTAGGTGGACAACAACAAACTATTGCGCAAAACCAGCAGCTATTCCCAATGCAACAGCTAACCAATGAGTCCGCTTTGCTTAGAGGGTACTCAATCCCAACGGGCACTTCAAGCACATACACCGGGCCTATTCCCGGCGCCTATCAAGCGTCGCCCTTGCAACAAATTGCAGGTCTTGGCGCGTTGGCTGCTGGTGTTAGTAATACAAACTTGGGCTCAATGTTATTTGGAACTCCTGCATCAGGCGCGCCAAACAGTGCTAACTACGTCCCATCAACACAAGGCTTGTTTGGCCAAGGTATAAGTGGAATTAGTAAATGGTTAACTGGCGGTACCTCTCTTACAAACATGAATACATCTCACTCTGAGGGGGGTCAAATTGTAATGCCTGAAGAGATAACAAGTACGCCTAAAAAGACGAAGAGAAGCAGCAAAACTAAAAAGGTAGATTAATATGGCACTTCCAACAGCACTTCCAGCACTCCCTACTGGCCTTGCAGGGGACCCTGATGCGTCACAAGAATACACGCAAGCTTTACAAAAAGTGCTATCTTCTTTGGAAGGTAGAAATAAAACAAATTGGTTTTCAATAGCAGGAAAGTTACTTCAACCAGGGCGGACGGGGAATGCGTATGAAGGCTTTGGTGGAGCTGCCGAGGAGTTAGGCCGTCAACAAGAAAAGCAAGAAGAGCAAGAACCTACTATTGCTATGATGCGAGCTCAGGTGGCGGGGCAACAATATCAAGTTAAGAATGAAAGCAAGGCTTTAGGTTTATTGGCCGACGCCATGGGTACAAATACTCAAACTTTAGCAACTCATTTAACAAATGGGACTTTGCCATCCAATGCAATTTCTAGAGTTACGCCTGAACTTTTAGCTGCTACAGAGTATTTGTCACCTAAAATAGGGTCAATTGTTAAAAACGTCTTTGATATGGAGTTAAAGACCAAACAAGCAGTGACTGAAGATCTTAAAGCAGGCACAAGCATTGCAGATTTAATAGGTAAGTATGGTAAAGACAAAGTGCTATCGGTGATTAACCCTAAAGCATTGCCTGCGTCTATGCAATTTGAAGGGCAAGGGACTGCACCTGCTCCTGTGGCTGCACCAGCGCCAACTGCTACTCCTACACCAGCTGCTATGCCTACTCCTGGGGCTGCACCTACTCCAGCTACTGCCCCTATGCCAGTTGCAGCACCTAAGCCCGTTGCGCAAAATAATATTGAAGAGAATTTGCCTTGGGCTACAAGAGGCGAGATTGCTAAGCAAAGAATTGAAACCGAGGATAAGCCTTTCCATGAAAAGCGTGCAGGCATTGCGCAGTGGGATGATCAAGTTATTAATGAGTCAAATAATCGCTTAAAAGAAATATATGACATTTTAGATAAAAAGCCACATGTTGTAGGCCTTCTTAAAAAGCAAGGTTTGTTTTCGGCTTTTGCAAACGCGGCGCAAGAAGGCGCAACCATGGGGCAGTTTGGCAATATCAGTCTTCCTGTGGAAACGTTTGTTAAGTCATTAAATCTTAAAGATGCAGATCAAAGAGACGCTGCAAGAGTTGCATCTCTTATGAAAGCAGAATTCTTGGATAGATTTAAATCTTATAAATCAACACTAGGACCTGCAATTTCCAATGCTGATGTACAGGCAGGTCAAGCTGCGTTTGGTGCAACACCGCAAGACTCTGCAGATGCAATTAAATATTGGGCTCAACATGGGTTATTGGTCAATCATCATCGTGCAGCTTTATTTAATGCTAATCAAAAATTTAGCAAAGAGTTTGGAAATGACGTAAGCCCACAACGATTCTTTGATCACCCATATTACACTGAAACAATGAATACCTACAAGCCTTTGTATGACCAAATGTTGCAGCGTTCACCTCTTTACACGAGACCTTAATGACTACATTATCACTCTCAGACATTGACCCTAGACTTGGCGGTACACCTGCCAATCCTCCACAAGCGCCCGCAACTTCTATTATGGGCGGCAAACCTGCTGTTGCTAATGAAACCGGCACGCAACTTAGATTAGAAGATATTGACCCTAGATTGGCAGCGCCTGCTGCGGCGCCTCCGCCTAACGCGCCTGGAGCAAAAACAAAAAAAGCCTATACGCCTACTGATGAAGGTCTTAATTTTGACTTTTTAAGCCCAGAAAACAATCCTGCAATTGCCGGGGCCGCGGCTTCATACGTTTTAAATAGGGCAGTTCCTAAACAAGTATTTAATGATATTGGCTTTAATAAAGCTAAAACTGAAAATCTTCTTATGCAAAAGTCAGCATCTAGACTTGCTGATAACGCGCTTCTTGAAGCTGCCGAGCATAGAAAGATCTCAGACCGCATTTTTGATTCTTTAGTAAAAGCAACCACTACGCATAAAGCAACTGAGAATGAACTAAAATTTGCTGAAAGTCTTGCAAGAAAAACAGGTATTGACCCTAATAGTATACTTCCAGAAGGCGTACAAGCCACAGGTGACAAATGGGCTTTTGGGTCTAAAAACATAGAAGACATTGCCAAAGGTAAAAATACATCAGGCGCAACTGGCGGTCAAGGCCCTGGTGGTACATCAACGGCTGAAGCTGCTGCTAATTATCAATTAGAGAAAACACTGCCAAGTGAATATAAAGCATCTAGAACAGGCTTAGCTATTCCTGCATCTTTAGAAAGTACAGGACCTTTTTATAATCCTCAGCAACAAACTGCAGTCAATAGACTTAAAGCTGCAAAAACAGCGCATATTACTTCACAATCTTTGCTTGATAACGCTATTGCAGAGAGAGACGCGCATCTTAAAACGCCTCAAGTTAAAGCTCGTACAAAAAATCTTGCCAGCACTGCAGCAGAAAACGCAAATAAAGCTGCGGATAAGCTAGCGCTTGAGCAACAAAGCCGTGGCCCATTAACTTCTTTTGGTAGAACACTTAGCAGCATCCCGGGCTTAAATGTACTTACTGGCGGCATTGCAGGTGAAGAATTTGCTAACGCTGCTAAAGAGTATCACGCTGCACAAGCTGAAAAAGAAGACGCCGAAGCAAGAATGCAGCACTATAAAAACATGCTAGCCCATGGATCGGTTGGGCTAGGCGGTGCTTTAATGTCTGTGCCTAATGTTAGAGTTAAGGCTGCTGGGGCTTTGACCGCGCTTCCTGGATCAGCTTATCTAGGTTATACTTCTCTGATGGGGAAGCAGAATCCCCCAGAATAGCGCCTACATGAAAAGCCTCAACCCATATGTTGTATGGGTCCTTAAGCATATGCTCATTATTGGTGTACTTTAATAGTTTAAGCCAATCCAAGTAGGTCCGCTTAACTACATCTAATTTAATTTCTTCCATGGTGTTCCTTAGGGCCGTTGATTGGCGTCGTTGATTGCGTCTTGGTACCTCGTTACAGCCAGCATTTCTACCTTAATAACCTGCAAGGCTGTAATGATCTCAGTCATTGGAGTGTTTTGTCTTAATAGACCCATCACAAAATCACGAAGCAGGGCCTCTGAGCCCCTATCTAAATGTTCTGTAGCCATCTTGAGAACTCAAATGTTGGGTTAATGGAGTGCTCAATAAGATTATGAGCTTCATACCGGCTGATGCGTGGCGGCTTGTCTTTAATAGCCTCATGCTTGCTTTGGCTTAGTATTGAGTGAAACATATGAATGCGTGATTCATACACGTGGAAAGATCCAACCGAGATTGTGAGTGTGCCTACATTGGCGTTTAAAAGTACGGCCACAATTTCTTGTAAAAAGCTAAAAGTAGGCAAGTCATTCCCCATGCCCCAAAGAATATCCTGTGACCGCATAATGGCTCGTGCATGTAAATATCCATCTCTAAGCCTGAACTCTATGGCCAATGTACAAGGCACATCCTTAGCGTCAAGGTCCATATGATCTATGTCGGTGCCGTACATAGGAATCACTGCGCGCCGGGACATAGCATCTTTTTGAAGTATAGCTATAATATATTTGACACCGTATTTACCAAACCAGTAAGACCCATAGTTGCTATTAAGCTTTCCATTGGCGACGATTTTTCCCCACTGAGCTGCATGCTCCGCAATAGATAAATCAGTAGGATCGGCTCGGAGATACCAAGCCATTTCACGCTTAAGATACGTTAGGTTGAAATTTCTTCCAGCAAAAGAATTAAAGCGCACAAATGGGGCAACGGAATAAGTAAAGTTTTCAATTTCAAGTGTCTTTTCACCTCTGGGGCTTGTCCACACACCGTCTTTTTCAAGCGCGCGGTATAAGTAGATAAGGTCTTCTTCACGATTGATTCTAGAAATTTCCATGGTTTAATCCTGTAATGCGGTAAGGTTCATCGGGGTAATACTGCATGTGATGCAATGGAGGAGGAAGTTTAATCACTTTAATGTGATTGTTTAAAGCCCAGGTATAGGCGTTGTTGCCAAGAGCATAGATTTTGCCAGGGTTAAGATCTTTTAAAAACCCAGGGTCTAAAGGCGCGCCTTGATAAGTCTGAGTATTAATCCAGTAAATATCGGACTCGTTGATGCCTTCCTGCTCCAAAGCGGTGGCCAACATTCTACTAGGCCCATCATTGTCAAGGAAGTTAATGAAGGGAATAACCACCGCGGTGTCACGTACGTTGGTTCTGGGGCCCTTATCACAAAGCATAAGGATATTCCCCTCATTAAAGCATCCACCACCACTGGCCTTATTATCTATGGACGTGTTGCGTATGTTATAAATAAGATCATCCACGGTGTCATGCATGTAATCATATTGCAAAACAGGCATACAAGTATTAATGTCTAACATTTCATACTCTTGATAAACCTGTTGTAGTTGCTTAGCATTATCAAGGTACTCATCCTCCATTCTACCGGTAAATGTTTTTAAGCATACCTCATACTCAGGCAAACAATTAATGACTACAACACCCCTTGATAGGGCAGCTCTTTCCAACATGCGCTGTCTTGGCTTATCCATACGATTAGCCCCATCTCTGTACACACTGCCATAAATAGGCTCAGACAGCCAAGACCTATCCATAATGACAATATCATCATGGGTTAAAGCCGGGGTCATACCTCGAAAATAGATCTTGCATAAATGCTCGGGCTCTAAATCTTTGTATGGGCCATGCTTGACAATATGCACCAGCTTGTTGCCTTGCAACTTTTGTCGTAATGTCTCAGCCAACGTGGTTTTACCCGCGCCATCTGGACCCTCAAGAATTATGATCATTTATAAAGCTTTCTAATTTAGTAATTGTGGTTTTTAGAGTATCGGTTTTAAGCTCCAACGCTTGTTGATTGGCCAAGTACTCCAAGTCTGTGTCATACATATCTTCCAACGTATGTAGTGTAAAGCTATAAGACTCACCAATCATGCCTAGTTCAACTGGGTTGCCGCCGAGGAGAGATCCGGCAGCTGCAGCGTGCAAATACCGAACTCTCCACCATCCACACCCTGCATGAGCGTAGGTTGGACATAAAACTCCACGGTAAGACCCATACTCCCATACAACATCACTTTCCAATACCCTTGTTTGTCCGAGAGATTTACCTCCAACTGAATATACAGGCCACTTAAGGCCTTGAGCGCTGGCCCATTCATGTGATTCCTTTGATAATGATGCGTTATACCACGATTGTTTGCGTTGCCTCCAGCTTAATTTATATACAGGGGGCATGGTGTAAAGTGATGACGGGTCCCAGGGTAGAATCTTTTCTACAGGTAGGTTCATCTTTTTAACATCACCCCAAGGGAATAAGGGCGCAATCCAGGTGCGAGCTGTAAGCTCTTCAGGGTCAATTTTATCTTTCCATGAAGGTAAGATCTTTTGAAAAGCCCAGTCATCCAAGCATATATACGCGTCAGGTCTTTTTTCTAATGCGTAAAGGGCACTATCTGGTAAAATGGCGTTGCCATCCAAAGGATAAAGATACACAAAGACTTTATCATACCTGGATAAATCCTCGCCTATTGTAACGGGTCTATGCTCAACGTAATGCCCCAATCTTCCATACCCATCTGCCATGAGCTCGGGAATAGAGACAAACTTAGTTGACTTGGCGCGTTGTGGATGGTTAGTGTGCGTCTCGGTTACGCCGGTAATAAGTATATTCATTACACGCCTTTTGTGGTTACGCTGATAAACTCATTAGCTACGTCATGTTTAATGTCGGCTAATTTGCCCCCGGCAGCAATATACTCATCCACGGTCATACCGCTTTTGTACAGCGCAAACCTTGTAAATGCGTTTGTGTTTTTACGTTTGGGGTTGTCTTTAACTAAGACAGCGATGATGGATTTAAAAAAATCAGGCTTCATATGTTTCCTTTCAAATATCAATAGAAGCTATTGTATCACGATTGATGTAGTCACGCACAGCGTTTAACAAGTTTTGTTGAGTCTTGTCTTTGCGTTTGACCGCTTGTATTATGGCTTCATCCACCGTATCTTTTGCAATAATATGATGGACCATAATTCTGTTTTTCTGACCCTGTCGCCAAAGCCTACGAATAAATTGTTCATATACCTCGAGTGACCAAGTCAAGGAGTACCATATAACAGCATGGCCTGAGCCTTGAAGGTTAAGACCATGACCTGCTGACATTGGGTGCGCCAATAAAACCGGTATTTCCCCGGCGTTCCAAGCATTAACAATAGCATCAAGTTTATTGCCAACCACGCCCGAACCAATAACAGGTGCAGCAGGAAACGCCTTTTGAAGCCTATCAAGGTCATGGGCAAAGTGGTATCCGATAATGCAAGGATCTCCTGATAATTCCTCAACAAGATCCAATACAGCCTCAGTCTTTGTATCATGAATTTTAAGTATTTCACGCTCCTCTCCATCTAGGTATGAACCACCATTGGCAATTTGTTGGCCCTTCATGACTGCGATGGCGGCGTTGGCCGCAGTGATCGTGCCTTGCTCTATATCTATGGTCAAAGCTTTTTCAAATGCGTCGTAAACTTTACGTGCCGAAGCCGGGAGCTCGACATAGATGTTGTTGTAGGCCAACTCAGGTAAGTCAAGATGATCAAGAGCTGCCATCCGAAGAACTTTACCGTCCAACTTTTCTTGAATTCGTTTTTCTCCATCTTGCTTTAACTTCCATTCATAGCCATTGAACCCCGAGGGATAAAAGAACTCAGACCTAAAATGTGATATGTAGGGTCCAAAGGTGGCCCCCTGGTCAATTATAAGCTGTGGTCCAAATATATCCAACAGGCTATTGGGAGCGGGGGATCCAGTGAGGCCCCAGCGGCGTTTAAACTTATTTAGTACTGGCTTTAGTGTTTTAAATCTTTGTGTTTGCGTGTTCTTTAAATAGCTAATCTCATCCACGACTAGCATGTCAAAGATCCATTGTTTGCCATTTAATTTGCTTGATAGCCAGCGTAGGCCTTCAAAGTTCATAACATAAATGTCATGGTTTTGTCTTAGCACTTTATCTTTTTTACCGCCATGCAAAACACCGACGGATAGATTTTCAAACTGTTCCCACTTTTTAACCTCGGTAGGCCACACGGCGTATGTAGGCCTAAGGGGAGCCAGGACCAGCATTTTATTAATAAGCCCTTTAGCTTTTAAGACCTTAAAGGCTGAAAGGACAATGGCAGTTTTGCCAAGCCCGGGGTCAAGCCAAAGCGCGGCCGAGCCTCGCTCAATTAAAAACTTAACCGCTTCCTTTTGATATTCATGCGGTTCCCAAAACATTATCTATCCCCTCTTTAGAATCTACCACATACACTTCTTGCTTCCACTTATGAAGCTCAAGATGCACCTTAATTTGAAGTGGTGATAACTTACCATCTGGTCTTTTAAGCTCAACCCACATCACTTGGCCATTTTCCAAAACAACAATACGATCGGGCCAACCACGACTGAAACGCACATTAAGCTTTAAAGTCATTAAACCTTTTTTCTTACACTGCTTGGCAAAGTACCCCTCAAGGTCTCGTTCCAAAATTGGCTTGGGCTTTACCATCTGCACGGGCCTCCATTATCTTTTCTAAAATGGCAATACCTACAGTTGCTATTAGGATTGGGCGCGTAAATATCATCTTTGGCGATTGCTTCAATTCTATGATCTAAGTCAGCGCATAAATCTGGCAGTTGATCTCGAGTAAACACAACACCTGGGGCGTGCTTATTATGGTCAATGTAATCAATCTGTGTAACTACCGTGTCCACATAAGGAAAGATTAAAAATACAACGGTCGCGTATACTCTAAGCTGATCCGAGTAATCACGCTCCTTGCCAGTTTTCCAATCCGATACAATAGCGGTTTTATCATTAACACATAGAACATCGATGATGCCTCTAAAGACCGCGTCATCCGAGGCGTAATCACAAGCCGATCCGTTTTTATTAATAGCAAACTTATACTCAGGCATAGCCTTTTTAGCCTTAAGCTCATCAATGTAGTCAAGCCACCAAGATCGAGAACTATCAAGCAAAGGCAAAGCTAAAATAGCGTTTTCAAACTCGGAGTGTATTTCAACACCTCGTTCGGCCGCGGGGCCTGAAGGTTCTTTTAAATGGTCAATCCGCGTAAGCTTGTATTTAAACGGGCATGTTTCATAAGACTTAATTGATGAGTAAGAGTATTTCATTTAGGCTCAACTTTAACTTGCATGTTCTTCGCGGTGTTAACAACGTACTCAACATCTTTTGCAATACCTACAATGCCCGTGGTTGCTATGTACAAACCAATTGCAAACCCAATAATAAAATTAATCATTTTGTATCCTGATAAGTTAAACCCACCTTATAGTCACTGACCATAGGCACATCCATTGGAACGGCGTTGCACATAGCGTGCATCAAACATTCCGCCTCTCTTTCAATAGCTTCTATCGGCGCGCTGATTACCAATTCATCATGCACGCTTAAAAGCAATCTACTCCCTTGTCTAGTCTTTTGAAACAACAGCATGGCTGCTTTGGCCTGATCGGCCGCCGAGCCTTGAATCAAAAGATTAACACCTTTATAATCAAACTCTCTAAGTCTGCCGTAAATTACCTTGGCAGGCTCCATCTTAACCAACCGACCGCCAATGGTTTTAATAGGCTGCCCTAGCTTGTACCGAGTCTTCATCGTAGCTTGCATGCTTTTAAGACCCGGCGCAACCGCCGTCGTGTAAGAATCCATAAGCGTCTTTGCCATTTCATAGTCCACCTCCAACATTTCACTGATTTTCTTAGGCCCAGCCCCATAAAGTATAGCAAATGATACACCTTTGGAGTAGGTACGAGTTACTTCGCGGCCGCTGGCCTCGGTCATCATTTTGGCTGCGTAAGTATGTAGGTCCGCTCGCGCATCGGCTTGATACTGCTTCATTAAATTGCCACCTTCAAAGTGGGCAAAGATACGAAGCTCTTGAGCGTTAAAGTCACACGCCACCAACTTATGGCCTTCATCAGGAAGAATAAAGCTACGAATAAGCGGTAAAGGCGCAACCTTTAAATCATCAGGCAAATTTACTTTTGGGTATCTAATAGGCGCGTTTTGGAAGTTGGGGGTAGAGCTAAGCCTGCCCGTCCGCGTACCGCCTCTTTCACCACGTACACTATTCCAGTTCGTGTAGATACGGCCTGTATCTCTCCCTGAGTGTAGCCAAGGTTCAATAAATGTTGATAAGCAGGTGGATAAGTTGGCCCTGTATCTAAGGACGTCTCTAAGGTGTTCATTGGTTAACATCTCCTCAAATGCTTCTTTGGTTGCTTGTAATTGGCCTTTATCCGTTTTAGGCCACGATTTATTTTTATCCCAGTGCTCAGATTGATAAATAACTTCAACTAGCTGTTGATCGCTGTCTACATTCAAATCAGGAGAATTTAACAATGCACGAACCCAATCGGTACTTAAAGCAATATCCGTTTCTGCTTGCAGTTTTGCTTTTTCTAAACCAGGCACATCCACTCGAACACCTAACCTTGAATTTTCAAGTAACATGGGAATCAGGGCCATCTCACGTTGATAAGGCTCGGCCTGAGCGGGTAAAACCTTCTCCGATAAAAAGTCATACAACAAAGAGGTAAGCCTTACATCGGCCATGGCGTACCGGCCTACCAACTCGGTGGGGCCTCGACAAATATAGGCTCCCCAGGTAGATTTCTTTTTCTTGGCCTCGGGTACATTCTCAATAATCCACTCTTTTAGCTCATCTCTTTCATCAGGCTGAGCCAATTCATATGTAACCACCAAGTCTTTGAGGGACAAAGATTGTACATGAGGGTCATTAAGGAAGGCTAGGATTAAAGTATCATGAAGCCTTGATGTATCAGGTATGGCCAGCCCAAAATGTGTTTCTACCACATCCAGGTCAAACATAGCGTTATGAAAACATATAGGCCTAAGGCCACAATACACAGCGGTTAGTAAGTCATAGACTTCTGAGAACGTAGATGTGTTCCCATGTAAATGGTCAAAAGAATAATACGCGTTGGGGAATTGCCCCTCCGGATCATACACGGCCAACCCAACCGGTGAGGGTGGGTACTTTGGTCGAGCTTCGATGCCCTCGGTTTCAAAATCTAAAAAAATAGGCTTCATTTAAAACAACCTATACTTGGGCATGCATTGCACATCAACGATAATGTCACTCGTCATACCACTAATTACTCTTTTAGTCATAACAGGCACCGCTCGCATATTATTGCCTTCGCATTCCATGGTGGCTTGTATGACTTCATTCCTGCTCATTTGCTGAGCCTTAGGGTCCACGGTCAATTGCACAACGGGAGGACCAACTTGTTGTTGTTGTGGCTGTGAGCAGCCTGCTAAAATCAAAACGCCGACAATATATTTCATAAAGTCTCCTTAGGTGAGGGGGAACCACAAAAGCCGCGGTTCATTCCCATTCTCCACGTGGAGCTAACCCACGTTACCCCCTCATAAACTTACTTAAAAACGATCGGACTGGGTTGTAACATCAGGCTCAGTCTCTTCATTGATAGCCCCAGCCGATTCCATTGCTTTTTCCAATTCCTCTTTACTACGCTCGATTAACGCGGCAATGACTGCCTGATCATCAATAGTTTTGAGCATGGAAAAATTAACCTTGAACTGGGTCTTGGCGTCCGGGACAACCGCAATTTCACTTATTACGCCTAGGGGTGGCCGGCGGAGCGTTGCCGCTATGGTCTGCACATAGTTGGCGTAGTTCTTAAGGCTGGTTACTGGGGGCCTGATAGCAGCGATCTCGGCAGCTTTGACTGAGTCAGCGTCCGTGATGGCGTCGGAGGGAATAAGTAAAAGCCTACGTGTTTCACGGCAAGCCTTGCCTTTACCTCCAGTTGGTGATGAGCCCCACTCATTCTTAGGGCAGCCTTCACAGGAGGAGTGTTGAGGTTGTGGCGCGGCCTCGGATGGTTTCATACCCGTAAGTGTTTGACTTATGGCAAAACAGTCGGGCCCAACGACCTTGGTTGGGTCATACCTAGTTGAGTAGTAGAGCCTTTCAACCGGGGCGGCCAGTATGATACAAGGCAGTTTGTTATTGGCCACGGGGTCGCCTCGGTAAGTCAACGTGCCTGACTTAGTAGAGAGGAAAGTGGTTTGCAAGCTGCTTTGCTCGGCCTTGACCGATTCCATAGCCATCGCGGCTAGTTGATCTTCAAATAAAGCAAGCTGTTGAGGTTGTTTGACTGTAGGCGTTTTTGCCATGATGTTTTCCTTTTAAAAATTAACGAGTTACTTGCGACGAACGGATAATTCCCAGAGTGTCGTGGTCGACGTTCCAGGTACTGTATCCCCTGCAGCCCACCGTTCTTTAAAGGCTGTAGAAGATAATCTTTTTTGTAGGAGCTCAAACTGACCCGTCGTTGTGACATGGTTGTAAAAAGCGTCCCAATCGGTAATGGCGGGGTGTGTAACCTGCTTCATGCTACATGTGGCTTTGTCAGACGCGGCTTGGTTAATACCAGCCTCTGCCATCTTGGCCATAATATCTGCTTCAATCCTAGCCAACTCTTCATTGCATGTTTTAATGCTGGCAGCCAAGTCTTCTTTTTGACCTTTGATTAAAACAAACTGATTGATTAAGTCATTAATATTCATACTGCATTCTCCTTGGCTTTTTGGATAATAGTTTTGATTAAAGGCTCTGGGGGTTGCCAATCGGCAGGCTTAACACAGTCATGCTGTGATCCAAATGCAGACCGTTTGTCAGGGGGAGCAATTACTTTTCGCATATTGGCTTCATGAACCACTTTAAAAATCTGGTCAAAAGGCAAACCCATAGCCTGAGCACAGCCCATGGTCACGTAGACTAAGTCAGCCAGTGCGTCGGCCGCGTCCACAATGTTTTCACATTCATTGGCCATCATGAACTCACTGAGCTCCTCAAGAATAAAGCGTGAAAAGTAACTTACCATCTCAGCGCTAAGCAATACTGGTGTGTCAGACACCTCCAGCTTCATTTGCTTTCTAAATACTCTAACTAATTCGTAATTTGTCATGCTGCCTCCATATAATGCTCGGAATGTTCAATACGGCCAGACCAGATATCGGTTAGCCAGATGGGTGGTTTTTGTTGGCCTTTGTAATACACCATGGGCATACGGTCGATTTTACTGGCGTAAAAGCGGCGGTAGGCCATTACGGTGTCATCGGACTTGTACTCGTCAGGCATAGCCAAAGGGGGGTCTTGCCATAATAGGGGGAGCTTTTGCATGGCAGGCGGGGCAAAGCGCAACTCGTTGATATACACAGTATAAGATTTGTGATGATGGTTGTAACGGCGAAAGAATTCTTTGCCTAACGCGGACACAAGGTCGCCAAGCCAATCATAATGGAGCCTGTACTGACGCACCCAGACATTGCTTGGATGATTGATGTGTGTAGGCTTATAGGAAACCATATGGCCATTGCCATAGTGGTGATGCGCAGTGGCTAGCATTTGGCATGACTCGATAAGCATTTTGCCGACATGTTTGTCGCAATGCATACCTGCTGCAATTTTAGGAACGTGGTGGAGATAGAAAATATTCATGTTGTATTACCTTTCAAAAATCAATAAGTAATTATACTACAAAAAGAGGGCCGGAGCCCTACTTTTTTTACGCTAATTCTAACAAAGCCTGAGCTGTCTTGGCCTTGATATTAACACCGCCGCCAAACCAGGCGTTGGCCAAACGTGCATCGCTTGTACGAGCTGTTTCCCAATCCATGAGCTGCGTAACGGCGTTTAAGGCGCCCCAGGCTGTGCCCTTGGTAGACTCGAGCTCCGCGCCGATGCCTGCGCCTTCAAACAGTGCCAAGGCTCGTTGCGCTGCGCGGCTGGGCTTTTTCTCATCACCGCCAAGAATCTTGGTGAATACCTTTTGAGCCTGTGAGGAACTAATTTTAAGGTTGGCTAAAAACTTGGCTGTTTGCTCAAAGTGTTTAAACGCATCATTGAAATCGGATAGCTTGGATTTAACAGCAGTGGGGTCAAAAACGGAGTTGTGACGTACCTGAACCACATCGCCAGATCTTTGAGCCAACTGCAAAGTGTTATTACATACAACACGGACGCTGGTAAGTCTGGCCTGTGTCGCCAAGGAACCATCACAGCTAGATGCCAAAAGCAAGTATTGGTGGACTTTATCACCAGCTACGTTAAACTCACCGGACATTTTAGCAAGTGCCCAGTAATGAGCGCCATTACGTAATACACCGGCTGTTTCCAACTCAGCGATTGTGCCTACCATATCGCGGAAAAACTCCAAAACCTCAATAGGTTGAACTACTCTGTAAGCGTTGGAGACCAAGCCAAGAGGTTGGCAGGTATCTGTGCGGTACATAACACGTTTGCCTGGAAAGGTCAAGGTGTCTGATTGAGCACCAGGGGCTTGAAACTGAACATTAGCCATAGCTAATTTAAAGTCAAGGCCTGATTCGGTAGCCCATACATCTAAGGAAGAGTTGCTGGTAAGTTGTTGGCCAAGACCGTGCCAAGGTGTAGCACCTACGTAGGCCATTGCGTTTTTGCCAGTGATTGTTTTTGCGATTTCGTGTGCCATGATTTAATACCTTTCAATTAACATATAAACAAGTGGATGATTAACAATTTGTAGTTGCCTACAATTGCAATTATACTGCTGTTTTGGGACTTTTTTCACATTTGTGCAAAAATAGTTAAAAAAAGTTGAAATAATTTGCAAATGTATACCTTTGTTTTAGCGTCTAAGCCTTTCAATCTCAGTCCGTGCCACTTTAAGCTCCTCTTTTAGGATGTGGTTCTCATCATATAGGCTGAGAGCTGCCACGTCTTTGCCATTTAATATATGCTGAATCCACGCCTCAACCGGGTAGACATAGTCTTTTAAAAACTCATTGGATAATACGCGGTACGACATGGTTGAGCCTAAATGTCTACCTTCATTGTCTTTGAGTGAGCTAGCAGCAATAAGCAATTGCTCAACCGAGTCCGGATGTATGTTCATGTGTTCTTCTCCTTTAATGCTTGCTCTACCGCTTTTATGACATCAATCAATGGTCTGTGAGCACTTATCTGCCATTGAGCTATTGCCATCATTTGATCAGTAGTTAGTCCTACCCATTCTGATTTAGCTTGGTGATAGCCTTTGCTAAAACCTTCCAAATAACTTAATCCTTTATCAATTTGAGACTTGGCATGTTCTGCTAGTTTGTTTTCAATCATGTGTTTTTCTCCTTTTGACAAACATAGTTTGGATACGCTTGCATATAACCAATTCCTTTGGACGCATCAATTACTTGCCAGATGTAGTAGAACCCATTCTGAACTACCACTCCTCCTTGCTCCTCACAACTTGGACCACAGCCTGATAAAAGCAAACAAAGCATTAATACTCTCATGTGTTCTTATCCTTTAGGGCTACGGCACGACCAATTTTTCCCCACATAATCGCAGGTAACCCTTTAATGTGGCGCTCTGTAGGAAAAAATATTTTTAAAACGTAACGATATTCAAATAATTTGATGCTAAATCTCATGTGTTCTTCGCCTTTAATTTAGCTTCTGTTTCTTTAGCAAAAGCCATAAACCAAGTAAACAACCAAGCGTTTTGTTCCCCGTTATTTAACGGAACTCCATGCCTTGCGCTCCAATCAATTTCAGGACAATTTTTTCCTTTTATAACTATTAACTCTTCCTCAGTTAACCCTACCCATTCAGGCTTAACATATTTTTCAGCACAAGCAAGGCAATACAGCGCATACCCACCACCAACTCCACATTCAGCGCATCCTTGTTGTGGTTTGGTGTAGAGAGGCAATGGCTCAACATCAACTGTGATTGGTGCTTCAATCTTTGTTGGCTTTGCCCAATAGAAACCGCCTTTTTGCGAATTGAAATATGCCACAGGCTCGTCTTGCTCTTGCTTTAGTGCTTCTTCTAGGGCTTCAATAGCTGAATAAAATCTTTTATCAGCATCCATATTAAAGCCAGAAGGCGTTGTATTTTTCAACGCATCAAGTGCTTGTTTCATTACTTCTTTAGTCATCATAGCCTCCTAATAAAGCAACAATAAAGCAAAAGACTGCCGTGAACCATATAGCCCCTATAACTAGCGTCGCCACAAGAATTAAAAAGTCAAGCACCTCATTCATACTGGCTCCGTATATACTTTAGCAAGCTTTGCAATTCACGAGTTTTGTATAAATACACCACGTTGCCGGTCTTTTTATACAACGCTTTTTGTTTGTCGATCCGCTGCAAAATAATCTTTTGAACATCAATCATCATTACTCCAAGTAGCGCGTCGCCTTAGGCGTGCAGACACAAATCTTGGTCCTCGTGTCCTCAGCCCTAGGCTTAATTTTAATAAAGCCTAATGTGGTGAGCCACTTTAAGGCGCCGTGGATCG